GATGGTGACTTTACTATAGAAGCTTATATTAGGCAGGATACTACTAATATAGGTTCTTCTGATATATTTACTATATATGATGATTCTACAAATTATTTACAGCTTAAGTTTGCTGATTCTAATGCATTAAGTATAGTCTCAAGAAGAGGCGGTGCAAGTGTTACTGCTTTAGGCGGCCCTGAAGCAGGTAGAACTACTTCTAATTATGCTGCTAGAGAGTTTTGTCATGTAGCAGCTTCTTTTGATAATCAAGCGCAGAAGATGAGATTATTTTTAAACGGTAATCTAATACAAGATACAGCTTTTGCTGCTAGTAATAATAGTTTTACTAGTAATGTTGTGATAGGTGAAAATCTTGTAGGTTATATGGACGAATTAAGAATATCTGATACTGCTAGGTATAAAACTGCTTTTACCCCTGCTACTAATAGATTTGCTCCTGATAGAGATACTGTAAGTTTATTTCATTTTGATGGAGCTAACAAAACTACTCAAGCAAAAGATGTACATAATGCACATAGTCAGTACACATTTAATAAAGATATGGGAGAGATTACAAAAGATACAGGTAATTTATCAACTAGAGGTACTTACCCAGTAGTACGTAGTTCTTATCCTGCTATGACACTAAGTGGTCCTCCTGTTTTTGCTCCTTTTCCTGCCGCTGTTAGAGTTGAGTATCGTGGAGGTTATGAATCTGCTGATGTACCATCAGACATTAAAATGGCTGTACTAGATACTATTAAATTAATTTATAAACAAGATCAAGAGAAAAAAGGATTTTCTCTTGAAGGTGAGCGTGGTGAAAAATATCCACTAGCTGCAAGTTTTCCTCCACATATCAAACGTATATTAGATCTATATAGGATTATTGAGTAATGGCTCCTAGATCGCCTTTACCAGGTGCGCAACGAAATACGGTTGTAGCTTTTCAAACTAAAACTAGTGATCCTAAAATACTAGCAAATCTTAGACAGCTTATACTAATTAAAGATAAACAAGGTGTTGAAAAAAAGAATCTTATTGCAGTTTTAGAACAACAATTTGCTGCTAAACAAGGTGGTATAGCTAGAGGAGGTAGTGATCGCCTTATTCCTGATTTTGACTTAAGTAATAGTTTTATGGCAGAGTTAATAGCTAGTGCAAATGTTGATCAAGGTACTAATCCTACAGATCAAGCAGAAGGCAAGGTAAAACAAACAGCTCGTGATATGGATTCACCTATTGATTCTAAAAGTTTTAAAAATGATACTAGCATAGGTGCGGTAACTCCTAGTAGTGAATTAGTTGGTCAATTTGATAAGTCTAAAGTACTTAAAGGCGGAAATTTTAATGCTGCATATGTTAAGAAGTTAAATGCTAATAGTGGTAAACTATTATTTAGCAAACTAAAGAAAACATCTGATTTTAATGAGTTTTATAATAAAGGTAAAACCTTACAAATATTTCAATTAATAAACGGTAAAAATAGTTCTGAAGCAAGGGCTTTAAATATAATAACTCCTAAAAGTAAATTTACTAATCCTCCCTTTTTTGTAAGGTTAGAAGGTACAAGCACTGGTACAGATATTGCAATTAATTTATCTTTAAAAGCTAGTTATATACGTGATGTATTAAAAGAGACAGGTAATTTTATATATAGTTTAGAGGATCTAGAAAATGAAAGTTTTTCTAAATCATTTGCCAGCCTTAAAAGAGGTAAAGCAAAAACAGGTAGAGGTCAAGGTGTTAAAAGTCATACACTTCTAGTTCCTACAAATGCGTTAGCTGTAGGCACAAAAAATTTAAAAAAAGAAGAAGAAGATAAAAAAAATGCTAATACTTTTATATCTGCTATACAACTAACAGCTTTAGTTAGGGCGCGATTACAACAAACTATGGCTACCACTGGAGAAGCTAATCCTCCTTTATTAAAAAATAGAACAGGAACTTATATTGATAGTATTAATGTATTTCCTAACTACAAAACAAGCAGAATAAGATATACACTTGCTCCTCACTATAGAAGTTTAGAACAGTATGGATACATTCCTGATGGTCAAGCTATTATAGGAATTAGACAAGTAGTTCAACAACTATTTACACAGAAATTTAATATAGTAAGGTCTAACTAATGGCATCTAGAAGAAAAGAGATCATAGCACTTTTAGTAGATAAGCTAAAAGAAATTGATGGTCAGGCTGTAGCCGGCACTAATTATACTTATAATACTAATATATTTAATAACGCTAAAAGAGGTCTTAGATTTCTTGATGAAGTAAATGATTTTCCATCACTCTATCTATCTGCTGGAACCGAAAATAGAGATTTTAATTCAAAAAATTTGACGGTAGCCACATTAGACGTTACTATAAGAGCATACATATATGGACAAGATAATTCCCAAAGCCTCGCAGATGATATAGTTCAAGACATTGAATTTGTTATTTATCACCAACTAGGGGAAAATCCCGATAAAGGTATACTTGATATAACAATAGACAGTATAACCACAGATGAAGGATTAGCTGCTCCTTACGGAATAGCAGAGGTCAATCTAAACACAGCCTATAGGCTAGAAAATTAAGGAGAAATAACATGGCATCTCTCAATCTACAGAGAAATTCTGAAGTGTTCTTTTCAACAGTTGATATACTTGGAACCACTAGTGGTTCTGCATCCGTTGCAGTAGCAATGACCCCAGCTAATACCTGGAAACTTGAAGTATTAGCTGGTTTTGCTGCTACCTCTACATCAGCTACTCAAGACATCACTTCTCTCGAATCAGGTCTTAGCCCTGATCGGTCACAACAAAGATTTAATACAGCAATCAACCCAGTTGATTGGAATATACAGGTATATATGCGTCCTACAGGGGCAGAAACAACTGCTGCATCTAATGGAACTACCGCAAAAACAAATAATTCAGGTAATACTAAACCTCTTGCTGATTGGTATATGTGGCAAGCTCTTACTTCTAGTACTTTAGCTGCTGCAAAATCACAAATAGCTGCTACTCGTGTTGCAGAGCAATCTATTTGGCAAACTGGTGGAACACTGGAAACAAAAACTATTGCAGCTGGAACACGTATTCATGCATCAAGTTCTAACTTTGCAATTGCTCCCGAATACTTTATGTACTTTAAACTTGATAATGTAATCTATCAAGTAGATAAAGCTACAGTAAACTCAGCTTCTGTTGATGCAGGAATCGAAGATATTGCTACTACAACTTGGAGTGGTTTTGGTACTACCATGAAAGAATTAGTAGGAGCACCTAGAGATATTGCTATTGCAACCTTTGGTGGAATTAAAAATGCTGGTGGTACTGCTGTTGTTGCAAACTCCAATGCTGGTGAGCTAACTGCTGCATCTTCTTATCACCCATTCAATACTATGAACGTTGCGGGAACAGTAACTACTAACTCATTTATCAAAAATCGTTTGAGTGCTATTGAGTTCCATCACAAACCTTCTGCGGGCGGTTCTGATGAAAAGTTTACTTTCCCAGTTACTTCAATGAATATCGAGTATACTAACAATATTACATATTTAACTCCAGAACAGATCTCCGCGCTTAACGAGCCTATTGGTCAATTTGCAGGAACTAGATCTGTAACAGGCTCTACTACTATGTATCTACGTGCAGGAGATTTAGAATCTGCAGGATTCTTGCGTAATGTTACAGAAGATTCGCGTACTAACTCAGCCCAAACATCTAATGCTAATGTTATTATTGGTGGAGCTGTAGCTCCATATGTTGCATTCCAAATGGATGCTGCACAGTTTAGTTTCCCATCAATTCAAACTGAAGATGTTATTTCTATGAGCGTTGACTTTATGGCACAGGAAACTACTGCTAATAAAGGAAATGGCGGAGAAGTTACTATTGTAGCTATTAAAAGTTAATTAAGAATTAATGTGTTTCTGAGGGGGAACACCACATTATTAACCAGAAGAACACCCACTACTTGCAAGTCTAGGTTCCCCCTCACCAAAGACAAGCAGATATGTAGTGGGTGTTCGTTTATTATCCTAGAGGGGAAAAAACTATGAGTAAAATTAAAGGCTTAATTGCCAAAGAAACAGCAACTTGGGTTGAGTTTCCAGATATTGAAGGTTTCGAGATTCATCTTAGATATCTAACACGTGAAGATCTAATGAAGATTCGTAATAAGAGTCTTACATATAAGTTCAATAAGCGTACTCGTCAACGTGAAGAAGAAGTTGACAATGAGAAATTTCTTGAAAATTATGCAGAAAAATCTATTGCCGGATGGAAAGGACTTAAGGTAAAACATTTACCGGTTCTTTTGCCTGTTGACATTTCAACAATGGACGCCGCAGAAGAAGTAGAGTATTCTATGGAAGATGCAATTGAACTTTTAAAAAATTCAACAATTTTTGATCAGTTTGTTACAGATACCATGAATGATTTTGAGCAATTTTCTGTAAAAAAGAAGGAAACTGACTTAAAAAACTAACTGACTACCTCCAAAGTTCTTTTGGAGGTGGTGGTTTAACAGCAGATCAATATATATTGATGTGTGAACAGATGGGTTGGGAACCAAAAGAGGAAGATCTACCTCAAGACGGTTCCAACTTATCCCTAGAGTGTCAACAAGCACTGACTATTCTTAATGCTTTGCCTGATAACTGGGAAGGAATGAATGGTACCTGGTTAGGAAAAGATTATTCTGGTCTTAGTGCTGTTATGGATATATATGAAATTGAAAGTAGACGTGAAGTTTTTGAACTACTAAAAGAAGCTGAGTCTATATTAGGTAAATATTATGCACAACAGACAAAGTCACGTAAATAAGGGGATAGCCGTTGGCAACTATTAGAAATACTTTAGAAACTAATTTTACTACTAGAGGAGCTACAAGGGCTGTTAGAGAGACCGAACAAATCGGTAGAGCTCAAACTCGTCTTGGACAAGGCTCTGCTTCTGCTGGACGTTCTTTTGCCGCTCAATCTCAAGGATTGGGCGGATTAGTTGGTATATATGCTGCTGCCGCTGCTAACGTATTCGCTATTAGTGCTGCTTTTCAAGCATTAAATGCTTCTGCACAATTTGATACAATTATTAGAGGTACAGAGTCACTAGCTGCAGCCGTAGGTACTAGTGCTACCCAAGTTATTAGTTCTCTAAAAGACATAACTGCCGGACAACTTTCTATAGTAGAAGCTTCTAGAAATGCTAACTTAGCACTATCCGCTGGTTTTAATGTTGATCAAATTGAGCAACTTGGAGCTGTTGCTATTAAAGCTTCTCGTGCATTAGGTAGAGATTTAGGAGATTCATTTCAAAGACTAGCTAGAGGTGCTATTAAACTTGAACCAGAACTATTAGACGAACTTGGTATTTTTACACGTATTGAGCCTGCTGTAAATGCTTATGCGCTAAGTGTAGGAAAGTCCGCAGCACAACTAACTCAATTTGAGAGAAGACAAGCTTTTGCTAATCAGGTTATTAAAGATGGTACAGAAGCTTTTAAAGACATTGATACTTCAGTTATAGGAACTCAAGAAACATTTGAAAAACTTGTAGCTAATTTTTCAGATCTAGCTATTGTAGTAGGCTCTGTTATAGCAGAGGCACTAGTGCCTCTCGCAGAATTTTTAGATAAAAATTTAGGTAATCGTATACTACTATTAGGCTCTATAGGCTTAATAGTATTTAATAGCTTGCGTGTTGCTTTAGTAGGTCTTGCTGTAAATGGTATTGGCGCACTCAGTGCTAGTTTAGCAGGTTTATCTGCAAATTTTGCGTCTACGCGAGTCACTGCTAGTGAGTTAGCTAATGAAGCTGCGGATGTTGCTGAGCAGTTTAAAGGTCAGGGAGCATTCGTTGGAGGTAACGCTAGTGAAGGAGCTGCTCTTAAAAAAGCTTTAGCTCAAGGTGGTGTCAATACTAGAGAAGCTGTTAAATTACAAGAAAGAATACCAGCTCTTTTAAGAGAAGAAACAGCTTATAGAGATCGTCTAATTGAACGACAGGCTGCTGGTACTATTAATGCAGAAGCAAGA